TGCTTTATTCATCCGAACAAATAAATTAGCAATAGCATAAGTGCCAGGAGCAATTAAGATGGTTAAACCAACATTCCATAGTAAGTCCATTTCCATCTTAACTCCTTATTACGTGTAATATATTTGAGCGTTGTCAATATTCGCATCAGTAGTAACTCGCAGTCCGTCTTTTAAACGAACTCCCATGTCACCTGGAATATAAACAGAATCATTGTTATTAGCGCTAACAGAATATGTTGTCTGTGTTGCCCAAGATCCATTTACTTGTGTTTGAATATTAACTGTACCTTCTCCTCCAGCGCCTGCAGAAAAATCAATCCCTTTAAAATATGCAATTGTACTTGCATAATTTACAGCAGGGTTTGCAGACTGTGGATTAATGATAGTTTCAGTAGCATTAGCTCCTAAATTTGCGACACTAACTGGGCCAGCCATTTAAGCCTCCTATGATAAATTATTGTTCTGAGCGTATAGAACTGTAACAGTAGCAACACCAGCTGTTCCATCTCCAGTTGCTCCAGTAAAGTCAGCAAGAACCTCTAAATCAGTTGTTCCAACATTAGTAGCTTCAGTATCTAAAGTTCCATGTGTTGTTCCCACTGCTTTAGTGTTTATGCCGTTTAAAAAAGCATCTGCATCTGCTGCAGTTCCTACAGAAATAGTAGCAGCTCCAGTATCATCACCAGCTGTTGTTACATTTAAGATAACATCAATAATCTGTGAATTAGCAGGTATAACTGCCATTCTTTGATTAAGTTGACTTGCACCAGTAATATTTGGAACTGCTGATTGAGCCATAGTTACATAGCCTACATCAGCAACATCAGTGCCAACTGTTGTTCCAGTAGTGTTTGAGATTGGGCCTGCTTTAATTGGCCCACTAAAAGTTGTTGTACCCATTGTTTTTCTCCTTGTCAGTTGAGTAGCCTGTCGAACACCATGTTCGTCAAAGATTCCTCATAATATAAAAGTTTCCCGGAGAATGCAATAGGCAAAAAAAAGGGTAGACATAATCTACCCTTTTCTCAGAAATCTAAAAAAGACTAAGCGCCTTTTGAACCATAAATTCCTCTAGGATCAGACCATCCAAAGCTGTATCTTTCTCTTGCTTTGTATCTCATATTTCCTGTGTTGAAGTCACCTTCCATTGCTGTTCTTAATGGGCTTCTTTCAAAATGTTTCAGACCATTAGGAGCATCGGTTAATACAAACCATGCGTCAGGATCAGTTAAGAAGTGATTTACTACATATCCTTCAGGAACAGCACTTGTATTTCTGATAGCGTTAATGTCGTTATCAGCAGTACCTACTCTAAGAGTAGATTCAAGTATTCTGTCAGCAACAAATCTTAGTTGTGACGGAACAACAAGTTTTCTTCCGTTAAGGGCAACGATTAAATTTCTTTCGTCTACAAAATTACTAATATCAATTAGTGCATTTTCTAGAGAAGCTTCATTTAAATCGGCATCTGTAGTAGGTTCGTTAGCAAATGTTCCTCCATATGCTAGTGGGTGAGCAGTTGAGAAAAGCTCAACACCGTCACCACCAGTGAAGTTATTGTTAAAACCATTGTTTAGAACATTAGCTGCCTTAACTTGTTTAGTGTGATTCATTGACCTAGCTAATGCTTTAGTATAGCGAGTTGCTAGACGATCATACAAATTATCTTCAACAGCTTCTTCCGTTAGAGCAAATGCAAGAGCAATTGTCTCATGTGTATAACGAGAAGTGTAAGCTTCTGAAGCTGAGTCGTATTGTACGCCTGCACCTTCTGCTTTTTCTGCAGCATTACCAAATCCAACGAGCATTACTTCTTCTTCAAATGCTCTGTCAGAAGATTCTGTTTCAAAAATCTCTTGGGATTCGTCACCGTATTTAGCATATTCAAGTCCAAATAAAGCGTTGAGGCCTGGTTCTAGTTCTTTTGCGAGTTGTGCGCGTGATATAGCCATGTTAACCTCCTATGCTAGACCGTCAGTGCCACCAGAAAACACTGAATTGTTAATAGTAACGACCACGTTGGTGTTAGCAGACGATGTGTCACTGTTATCTGGATCCTCAGAAATGCCAATGGCTTTCAAAGGAAGAGTAGCAGTGGTATTGCCTGTCGCGACGTCAAGTTCTACGTGTGAAATACCAGAAGATGTATCTCCAACTGGTGAATTATCAACAATATCAAAATTGCCGAATAAATCAGTTGTTGGGAATGTGTCATCTGCTTGTATTTCATAAACAACATTAGGATCACAAACTACAAATGCGTAAATGTCACTTGCTGCGATCGGTTGTTGATAGGTATTGGCCCAAGTCGGTGTACCGGTTGTGGGATTTGTATATCTACAGCCGTTAAATACTCCAAGAGCAGCATCGTTTTCCCCAGCAGCTTTTCTACCAATTGTACCGTTAGTGAGAGGCTCTACGAGATCTCCTTGGTATAAACTGGTATTATAGCTACTAGCTATACTATATCTGTCTTGGCCGCCTGTAAAATCACCGCCGCCGATCATTCTAATTGGACGCAAACCAAAAGGGGCATCTTTATTTGCCATGAGTTAAACTCCTTTTAATTTAGAGTTGACTAATTATTTATCAACTCTGGGTTGACCAAATGATACTTGTGTTCTTCTTTCCGGCTTGTCTTTAGGCATTAAAGGATTGTTGTCCTTCATCCAGTCATTATCAACAGCTTCCATTTGCTGGTTGGATCTATCGCTATAATATTGTTGTCGCTGTTTCCTTAATTCTTCTGGGAAACGAGCTAATAGCAATCCTCCAACTCCGATAATGCCCGCGTATCTGCCTTCAGCTACTGGTAAATCAGAATCTGGATACTCATCCGCTCTTACAAGTTCATAACCTTCTTGCATTCGGCGATGGACATTAGATTTATCTTCCTGTCCTAACATTTCCGCTCGAATCCAACGATGAACAAATCCGTCTGGAGCATCCGGGGCGTGCAATTTATTAGGTGGCCGCCATTGCACAGGGCGAGTAGAAGCTTCTCTTGTTTCTTTATTCCGTGAAGACCTATCAACAGCTTCTTGAGTTGTGGCTTCTTCCGTAAATTCTTTTGTTTCAGTTTTTTTATTCATAATTATTATCCTCGTAGTTTTACTAATTCTTTTGCATATTCTTCTTTCGGTATACCAAGTCTTTTAGCAATGTCTACCTGGGACTTAGTTAATCTAACAGATTTTGGTTTTTTTGCAACTGATCTTCCTGAATTAACCGGGGCTACAGGAGAAGAACCTCTCTTAATCTCTGTTTCTTCTCCTGCTACATCAGGTGTTTTAACCCCTGCTGTTCCTAACCACGGATTTATTCTTTTATTTAATTCTTCATAATATCCATCTGTAGAACCATCAAAACCTTCATCAATTAACTCTGTATGAATATCCATAGCTACAGCAGTTAATTTTCTGTCACTTCCAAACCAGGTGTTGTTTGCTGCCCAGCTTTCTGCTTTGGGATCAGGTTTGGGTTGTGGTTGCGGGGCAGCATTTTGTTGTGGAGTTTGAGCAAGAGGCTGTTCAGCTGGTCTAGCTGTTTGCCTATTTTTCATTACCCGTAATCTTTCTTTGTTAATTTCTACCTTAGCTAATGCTGAAGTAGCTTCAGCTATTTTTATAGGATCATTTAATTCCGTAGCATCCGTTAGTGCTTTTCTTGCTTGGTCTTCTTCAGAAGCTACTCTTGATTCAAATTCATTAGTAAACCCTACATCAATTTTTTTCTTTTGACTTTCAAGATCAGTAACTTTTTTATGAAGTACTTCTACATATTCTAAGGCTGCTGCTTCTCTTTCTTCTGCTTCTCTTCTTTTTCTTGTTAGAGCATTAATTCTGTCTTGAGTTTTATTTTTCTTTTGTTGTAACTCTTCTTCAGTAATTTCTTGTTCTACATTTTCCGAAGCTTCATCAGTTTCTTCTACAACTGATTCGTTTTCTGGTGGAGTAGGTAATTCTACATCATTTGTTTCCTCTTCTTGAGGAGGTAATGCCACTTCCGTTTCTTCGTTTAAATTATTTTCTTCTTCCATTTTTTTCTCCTAAAAAGTTTTTACATCACTAGGCTCTAAGACAGTTGCTAAAATTTCATCATCATTTAAAATTCTAACTTCAAAATCTTCAAGCTTAACTCTCGTTCCGGCATATCGAGCAATGAGTACCCAATCACCTTCTTTACAATAATCTCCGTTTGGAAATTTAGTTTTATCCTTATAACAATCAGGGCCAGTGCTTAAAACATAACAGACTGTTGTAGCAAGAGCTTCTTGCTCTCTTACTTTGTCTGGAATAAAAATACCTCCGTCACTTTTAGCTTTTCCTTGATAAGGAACAACAATAAGTCTCCAGCCTGTTGGGTTAGGTAATCTTTCTTTAAGACTTGCGTTTAATTTTTCGGGATCTAAAAACCTATCTTCTTCTTTTACAAAGGCTGATTCGTAACCAATATCATCGGTTATAGGTTCTATTTTTTCATCTGCGTACTTATCAGGTACAAAGAGTTTCTTTTTATTCATCTTCTCCATCCAATCTTTTTAACCACGATTGGACTTCGGATTCTATATATGCCAAGGATTGCAACTGTCCTACTACATTTTGATACATTGACCAATTTTCTATTCCACCAGTTTCAAGTTGAGCCGATAAGTCTTCTTTTCTATCTCGGACTAAAGTTAAAACGTGTTGAAGAGCTTCATAATCATACATCATGTTCTATAAGTAGTGATTTGTTTACAGTTGTCAACCATATTATTTTTATATGTAAACGAAATAAGAAAAAATGTCGCATTTTTTTAACAAAAAAACACTTGATTTATCTGTAAAAAGGGATAAATACAGTAGTTAAAGGAGTTAAAAAATGCTTGAAAAATACTTTGATACAGGAATAAAAATAGTAATTGTGTTTACATATATATTCTGTTTATCAGCAATTATTTAGATTTAGTAGCCTGGACAAAACCTGCTCGTGCATATTTATCCACTACTTTTTCTTTTTTTTCCGTTTTTTTCTTAGTTTTTGTCTTTTTTTTAGTTATTTCAGTCATATTATCTCCTTTTTACTAAAATTATCGTTTTTTCTTCTTCTTTTTCTTCTTTTTTTTCTTCTTTTTGGCATTACTTAAAGCAATAGCAACTGCTTGTTTGCTTTTATACCCTTCTCCACGCAGTTTTCTTATATTACTACTTATAACTTTAGAGCTTTTTCCTTTTTTTAAGGGCATTATTTCTTCTTTCTAGTTGTTTTTTTCTTAGTTTTTTTCTTTTTCTTTTTTTTCTTCCAACCAGACTTCATATCTGCATAAGCCTTTTTAGATATAGTTGTATTTTTTTTTGACCTACTTTTTCCAGCTCTTTTTCTTTTATTAATATTTTCTACTAAACTCATTTATTTCTCCTTAATTAACATTTCCATCTTCTACGAGCTTGTCTAATACGAGAGTTTGGATTGTTTCTCGTCTTAGCGCTACTTCTTTTTAATTGACCTAATGATCTAGCACAATAAGATTTTCTTCTTTTAGCTGCCTTACTGCCTTTTTTAACTTTTCCTGTAACTGCTGTTTTTAATTTAGATCCAGGATTTGCTTTTCGATAAGCTTTAACACCTTTGCGTGTCATCCCAGCGCCCTTTTTTGTAGGGCGATAATTTGCGCTTTTACCTTTAGTGGTTCTGCGTATAGGTTTAGCTCTTTTTTTAGCCATTTACCTAGCTAATGGATTGTCATTATTGCCAACTTTATCAACCCTGTCCTCTGTTCTATCTAATCTTTGTTCTATATTGTCGACCTTTGTCGATAGTTCAGCAATACTTGTTTTTAACGGAGTAATATCAATTGTTTTAATTTTCTTTTTTTCAATATTGTCCAATCTTAAATTAAATTGGCCCCACGTGTAAAAACCTCCACCTATTGCGGTGATGACTCCTACTATGGTGATGTACTGTTGTAATTTAGGCAAGATGTTTTTCATTGTTTTCTCCATATATATTTCTTGACATTATTTTTTACCAATATACAAGCCGAACCAAGCAGCGCCTGCTCCTACAATTACAGATACAAAGGCTGATTGTGAGTTAGTTGGATCGGGTAATGTCATAAACCAATCACAAGTTTTGTAAAACATAATACCGTACAATGTTATTAATATACGAGGAAATATTCTCCATTTATCAAAACCTTCGGGATTGTTGTACCAAGACCGTCTTTCTACTTCTACTACTTTAATTTCTTCAGACATTTAAGACCTTACAGTTACTTGGTGTTCTACACCTCTGTATCTACCTAGTTGAGAACTTACTTCATGAACTGTTACTAAAGGATAATCAAAACCTCTATATTTTTTATCCAAACCTTTTTCTTTATGAAGCAAAGGAAACTGAAAAGTTTTTAAATTTGTTTTGTGTGTTCTTTCTATCATCTAAAAAACTCCATATTTTGTGTTTGTATTATATTAGCTTGTTGATCTAAATTAGTTCCTACTAAATTATAATACCCGGAAATATTATCATCTAAAACAACATTTGCATATATAGTTCTTGGTTCATACCAATTTGAACCGTCAGGTATATTCATATTTTGATAAGCATTAAATCCGGCTGAATAACCCATAAAAGCTAAAAGGTTAGCTTGTCCTTGCGCATTATATTCACCTGATTCGTTTTGACTTCTTTGGTTCTCTTCTTGTTGAGCTTGTATATTTTGAGAAACAATTTGTTCGGCTACTTGGTCTGCTTCCGATGCAGTCATAACAGAAGAAGTAACACTTTCTATCTGATTCTCCATAGTTGTTACTTGAACTTCGGCCATAACAACAGAAGGAGTATTGTCTACTCCAGGCATAGGCATAATTGTAATAGATTGTAAAACTGTATTAGTTTGAACCTGATTATCTGCTACTTGGTTTGAAACTGTCGGTGAATTAACATTTGCCATTGATGTATTAGAAACATTTACGGAACTTGTATTATTACCACTGTTACTGTTAGATGAAGTGTAACTTCCCCTTACAACACTAGAAACAAGATTAGAAACAAGATTTCTAGTTGTTACTATATTTCTTCTCGTAGCTCCTTTTTCTTCTTGTTCTTCTTCAACTTCTTCTGGAGTTATTTCATTAATGGTTTCGTCTAATGCCTCTTCCTCTTCTTCTATAGCTTCTTCTTCGTTAAATAACTCTTCTATAACCTCAACAAATTCTTCTTCAGAAATTTCTTCTTCCATAAACACAAGAAAATCTTCTTCCATTCTTTCTTGTACTTCTTCAAAATGTTGGATAAATTCTTCTTCTTCTATTTCGACTATTTCTAAAAAGTCGATTTCTTCCAAATCAGGCAATGGATCAAGGAACTCAATATCGTACTCGCTATCAAGATGTATAAATAATGTATCATCTTCTAAGTTTACATCTATGAACGAATCAAAGTCAATATCATCAGTGATAAAAATATCACCGTCATTATAATCAAAAGAACCCCTATCCCCAACAACTCCAAGAACAATCGTAGAGGTGTCTGCAAATTCATCCTCTCCCATATTGTATCCATAAAACATTTCATCTTCGTCATAACCAAATATTATATCCTCATCTACTCCGTATAGAAAGTTATCACTTTCAAAATCATTTGTTAAATCATACACATCACATAATTCACTAAAATCTGCATCTATTAAACACTCAGAAGAAAGGTTACTAAAAGACTCATCAATAGCTGTACTTACACTAAAATCATCTGTCTCAATAAAAGTTGTACTATTGGTGTCTTCATACCGCATATACGTCACGGCTTCGTTGTTACCTTGGATTCCGATGGTCAAATCGTGATTCTGTATGCGAAGCTCATCATAGCGAAAAGCTATTTCATTAGTTGTTTCGTATAGTATAGCCTGGAAGGTACTCTTTAACCCATTACTATACTCAGAAACATTGTCCCACATGATGACAAAATATTGATCTGTGTCTGCTGTTTGTCCAAATGTTTGAATATAGGGAGATTGGTTGCCACTAGATCTTCTAATATAATCTGACCAAGCAGGAAAAACAGAGTAGTTGAATGAAGTGGCTGGGAGTGTTTCCGATCTGTAATTTCTTACTCTTGGCACTGAAAAATTTGACTGGAAAGTAAAGAACCCGTTCATAGATATATTTACTTGAGAGAAGGTCTGATCATAGAAGGTAAAGTCGAAACCGATATTTTTAAGACCTGACATCGAATCATCTCCAAGGCTTAATCCAGTGCCAGTTCCAGTTATATCAATAATCGGATCAGAACCAATGTTAAATACGGGATCAGTCGCCCATGCAGATGTCGTTAAAAATAATAGTGTGATTAGCCTGAACATATCTTGTGCTTAGGATACTTCTTACAGAAGTCGCCTTTTCTATATGCTTTTATTTCATAACCAGTAAGTTCTTTTTTTACTTCGTCCCAGTCTGGTCTGTCTTCGGGATTTTCTTCCCATGCAACTTTTGCCTCTTCACCTATCTTGCCTTTATATGGGCAGGGACTGCCGGCTTGCATCATCGAGCGCCACACACGAGCATCTTCACAAAGTAATGCAACAGCTGCGACCTTCATTCCCATGTCATAGAGACCTTTGGAAAGTTTCAAGCGTTCGCAGTTTTCGTCCCGTACACTTCTCCCAGTAGATATACCAAAGAATTGTGTCTGGACTGCCGATGAAGCCCCCGAAGTGCATAGGTCTTGGGAATAGGACATGATGGAAGGGGCCACCGCTGAGGGGGGAGGCGACTTAACTCTTTGTGTTACTTTTTGTGAACTATTACTTGTAGAGTTATTTGTGTTTACATTTGTTGATGTATTTTGATTTACATTCTGGTTGTTAGTTGTGACATCAGAAGTTGATGAACTAACATTGTTATTGTTGTTAGTATTTGTGTTAGAACTTGTTGAATTGTTTGTATTCAAGTTGATATTTTCTGATGTAGAGTTGTTAGTTATTAGTGAAGTGTTGTTAACATTTTGCGTCTGATTAATCGTACTCGTCACCGTTGATGTGTTCACATTTGTATTGTTCGATGTAGAATTATTAGTCTGAGAAATTGTGGTGTTGTTGGTATTAAAATTGGTATTTGTGTTCGTGCTAGTGCTTTGATTTACATTGGTATTATTATTGGTGTTGGTATTATTGCTAGTAACAGTAGATGTAGTCGTAGTTGTATTTGTTATGTTTGAATCTTCAGCAAAAGTAATACTAGCAACAACAACTATAGCAACAACAGCTATAGAAAGTTCCTTAAAAAATCTACGAAAACTCATTTATTAACATCTCAGTCTCTCTCCTATTTTTTGTTATCACGTTCCCGTTGAGCAGCGATTCGTTCCCGTGCGATTTGAGTTCGCTCATCTATAGCTTTTTCTTGAACTTCAACTCTGTCCAAAGCTACCTGAGCAGTTGCTTCATCTGATACAATATCGTGTTGAAGCCTTTGTTGGAACTCCTCTGATTTGCGTTCCATATCTGCTTCTTTTAGATTAATTTCTTGCTGTCGTAAAGCCACTAATGGATCAGGGCCTTCAAGTGGTTCAATTGTTTGAGTAAATAGTTCTGATAAACCAGCAATCTCTTGAGCTGTTTGTTCTTCAATTTGCAGTTTTAATTGTTCTTGAACTTCAGGAGGGAGTTGACCTCCGTACTGAGCTTTTAACTGTTCAATCTCAGGTTGCATTTTAGCAAGAACCATATCTTTTGCTTTAAAAGAAATATGCTCATAAATGTGCGCTTGAATATTAGCCACAAGATTTAAGTCAGCATTTAGAGCAGGAGTTCCCATTAATGCTAAATGGGTTTTAATGTGAGCATCGTGGTCTTGTTGTGGAAAAGCTTTTAGTGTTCCACCTTTCATAGCTATAGCATTTTCTTGACCAGGATCCATTGGTTGTGGTGGCTTTGGTCTTGGTAATACCTGATCAATGTTTTGAATACCTAAAGCGGAATACATTCTTCGATATGATTCGTATAAACCATTCGGGCCATGAATAGCAGGATTAGACTGCACTAATTGTAACTGTGTTTGTGCCATAGCTATTCTTTGTGCCATAGAAAAAATATTAGGATCACTGATTGGAATAATATCTACTCTTTCATCAAAATCAGTTTGTTTTATTTCTTGTTGTCCGTTTTCTGTAGCATAAGGGTAAACAGAAGGTAGATATTCATTAAATAATCGAGCAAGTATTTTAAATTCTATTTTTTGAGAATAATGTAACCTTTTATGAATAGCAGACATAACTCGTGTTCCTTTTTCAAG